TAATGTAGAAACGGTAGAAGCTGAAATAGAGATGGAAGTAGCTTCTGTAGAGGAGATGCCTGAACCAGAAACTACGGCTCCCGAACCAGAAGTAAAAGAAGTGGATGAACAACCAACAGAAAAAGAAACAACCGAACCCGATAGCGAAACTACTGAGGAGTCCCCTGTGGAGCCTGAAGATAGTACCGAACAAGAAGAAGTACAACAGGAAGAAACTGAAGAATCCGAAAAACCTGTAAAAGAACCTAGTGCAAAGGAAAAAGCTGCAACTAAAATTGTAAAAAAAATTGATGATAAAGCAAGATATGATGATGCAGCTCAAATGAAAACATTGATTGTTATGCAAATACTAGGTAATACTAAGACATTCTTTGATACACAATCCACGATTGTGGATACAAATGTTAATGAATATTTAAACAAGACAATAGAAGATCAGTATGGTATTCTATTTGATATGGCACAACAACAAACAATAGATGATATGGTAAACGCACAGTGGCAGAAGTAAGTATAGGCGGAATTTCCTTTAAAGGAGGAAAAATGATGGCAATCATCCTTGCACTTAGTAGTGCCGTGGGTGCTTTGTATGGTGGATTTGAGATGTATAAACGCTTTCAAGATATGTCCGCAGCTATTGAGGCCTATACCGAACCAGACCTTTCTGGTTTTGATAAAAAGATTGCACTTGTAGAAAGTAATACAAATGCACAAATGGAAATAGTTTTACAAAAAGTTGAAGGTCTTAAAAGCGAGTTAGACATAGTTTTAGAAGAAATAAACTTAATATCTCAGGTAAGTCGTGAATTAAAAGATGATTTAAAAACGGATTTACGCTCTGTTGAAGGAGATGTTCGTCATATTACTGAAATTGTAAATGATGTGGAGGATAGACAAAAAGAAGATTCTAGAGAACTGATAAATGAAATGAAGTTGTTAGAAGAGAGTCTTGATTTAAAAATAGATAAAGCTCTAAACAATCCTCTATCAGGTATGAGTGCCAAAAACTAGATCAAAGTATTTTTGTTGATTATCATTTAGATCTGCTAAATTTTTAATATTACTATCATTACTACAAAGTTGATTATATATCTCTTTGTCCTTACACCAATTCCTACCTGTCCAAAACTCAAAGCCATCGTATTTTGACTTATATTTACTACTATTTTCGTAACTATAAGAAAAGTAATAATACTTATAATTTTGATCTAAGCAGTATTTTATCTCGTATAAAGTAGCATAGGTTCCCATACCTAACTTTTCATTTTCATAATCCCAAGCAAACTGACCTGTCATAAAGTGATCGCCCTCTATCATCGCTTCAGTAAAAGCAATAGGTCTTTCTTTATAGTAGTATACAAAATATTTCCAATCAATAGGATCATCACGCATAAACTCTTCACTTTCTTTTTCATGATTTACTTCGTAATAATTTTTATGTTGTATATACTTTTTGTAGATCTCGGCTATATCATCTTCTAAATGCCAAGGTAATTTATCGTATGTAGACACATAAATATCTTTTTTATTTAAAGTATATTTTTGTTTTTTTGAGAACGTAAAGTCGGATAGCTGCAGTCTACTGGACCTGGCGTTAAGCCATGTTATGTGATTTATCTTAGTGTAATACCAAGACAAGGGTAACCAGCCATTGTTAAAAGCATAATCATACTCACTTTTATCAAACTCTGCTAAAGGTAGACTGTAAAGTAAATCGTAGTGTGTTAATTTACCTGTGATATGATCAAAAAAAATTTTCACTAAATAGCGTTAGAGTCAGGTCTTTCAAACTGAGTCATGTAAGAATCATCAGTTTTAGTGTCTTCTTCTCTAGTATTTTCAACTGTGTAAAAATTTTGATCTATCTTATATCCTGGATTTTTTGTTAATCTTTCTTCCATAAAAGCATCGTCATACCAAATGGTTCTGTTATTAGGGTAAGCAAAGAAGTTACCATCATCCATGCGAAACATATGAGCACATTTATGTTCAGGGTCTTCACTAAAGTTTGTATCTAACATTCCTGCTTTGTTTTCCCACGCCCAATCTATTGTAAACATATAAGTGCCTTTTCTTTTTGTGCCTTTGTAATCTACAAGTTCTGCTCTACAGTTCGCTAATCTATTTCTTCTTTGCACATCAACGTAAGGTGAAAAACAATCCCAATACTGGTGTATGTTTAAGGGGTGTTTTGGTGCATCTTTTTTCCAACAAAACGCATGAATAGGTCTTCTAGTCCAATTAACACCGTTAGGTAATAAGCATTCAAATAACAATGCTCTTCTCTCTAAACTATTGACAGTATGCACATCAGCAAACGTAAACTCACCATGACCCTTTTCATGATCAAATAAATATTCGTTTCTAATATATGCGCTAAAAGGTGGTAAATTATGGTTAAGGTATGCCATAAGTTATATTAACCTATACTAGCCAACTTTTCAATTCTTCACCTAGAACTTCTGTCGCAATGTCAATCTTAGATCTCAAGCATTGAACTATTTTTTCATCAATAGTTTTTTCTGCTATAAAATCAACGTAAGTTACCTTTTGATCCTGGCCTATTCTATGTGCTCTATCTTCAGATTGTAGTCTTATCTCTAAGTCGTAACTGTTGCTGTAATACACGACAGTATGACTAGCAGTAAGAGTGAGTCCATAGCCTCCGGTCTTTGGGTTAGCGACCAGATATTTAAGATCATCTTTTTTATCTTGAAACCTAGATATAATTTGATCCCTTTCGTCCACAGGCGTATCACCAAAAAAGCTAGATACAGTTTCTGTTCCATATTTTTTCTCCAATTCTTTTGTTATTGTTTTGATATCATGTCTATAGTTTGCCCAGATAATAACTTTATCATCTGTCTCTTCTAAAAAATTTAAAAGTTCTTTAACACGATTGTTTTTTATTTCTACTATCTTGCCATCATCTGTTGTCATGTGGCCACACGTGATTTGATGTAATCTCATCATTTGAGTCAAAGCAGAAAATGCTGTCATAGAGTTACCTTCTAGTTCTGCTACGGCAAATTCTTTCATCTCTTTGTAAGCTTTTACCTGGTCAGGTGTAAGTTCTATGAATCTTTTTGTGTATAGTTTTTCTGGTAAGTCCAAGCAATCTTCTTTGAGAACTCTTGTAGAAAAAGCATCTAGCTTACCATTTAGTTCATCCAATCTTATATACTTAATTATATGATTATAACTATGTGCACCACCTGCCGCGTTTCTTTGTGCCATCAATGCGTATCTTGACTTGAAAGCCCAGAAAGAAGTATAACCTAATAAATCTTCATTTAGAAAAGCACACTGTGTATACAAATCTAATGGTGATTTTGTAACAGGTGAACCTGTTAGTATTCTTCTATACTTTGCAAACTTACCAAGCTTAATAGCACTTTTTGTTCTACTAGCTGTGGGTGATTTAATTGTTGTAGATTCATCTACCGCCATCATTACTGCGTGTGATTTTAAAAACTCTAGTGCCGCTGCATATCCTTTCGCAGTGCTCAGAGCTTCTACGTTGATAAGAAATATTGTAAGTTTTTCAGAAAAAACTTTGAGAGAATCTAATTGTTCTTTTTGTTTTTTATTAGGTGTTGGTGTCCAGCACACAATGTTGTGTTCTATTCTATCAGGTAAATGTTTAGGTAATTCTGATATCATCCAGTTACGGTAAACACCTTTAGGTGCAACAATCAGAGCACCATTAATTTTTCTTTTCTCATGCAACATGGCCAGGTTATCAATCAAGACTTTTGATTTACCTGTTCCCATTTCCATAAAAAATGCATAGGAAGTCTTATTCCATGATTTTTCTAAGGTATCTTTTTGATGTAAAAAAGGTTGTGTTTTATAAATATATTCTGTCATTTCTAATTTCTCCTAGTAATCCCATAAATATATACTTGCTAAAAAAATAAATCAAGTGTATAATGAAAACAGAAAAATAGAATGACAGTTTACGTAATACAAGAAATGCCATACAAAGATATCCTCAGTGCTGAGGAGTATGGTAAATTAGTTCCCCTTATACCACCTGGTTTTCAATTATTGTTAAGCTCTGATTCTATTGTAGATCAACTAAAAACAAATTTAAAAGATTTTTCAGATGAGGATTATTTATTATTAATTGGTGATCCATCCATAATAGGTATTGCATGTTCCGTAGCATGTGATATAAATATGGGATATTATAAAGTTCTGAAATGGGATAGAAAACGAGAAAAGTATCATCCCATTGAAGTAAACATAAGGAGAAATAAGAATGACGAAAATAAACTTTGAAGATGATGTCTTTCAAGATGTCGATGACTCTTCCTTAAAAGCACTTGCAGATAAGTGTAAGATACTTGAGTTTACAGAAGAAGAGATTGTACAACTCGAAGATCAACTAAAAGAAAAAAAAGAAGCTGCAAGAAAATTATCCGAGGAAGATATACCACAATTTTTAGCAGAAAAAGGCTTGTCTAGTCTTACACTTGATAATGGTACACAAGTAAAAATAACTGAAGAAGTTAGACCTGGTGTTAAGGTAGCTGATAGACCTTACGTATACTCATGGCTCAGGGACAACGGATATGGTGATCTTATTAAAAACAATGTATCAGTATCTTTTGGTATGGGTGAAGATTCACAAGCAATTAAACTTAAAGCAGCTATACAAGATTTAGGGATGGTGGGATCAGAAAAAGAAGATGTTCACTATCAAACTATGAAAGCATTCGTAACTGAGCAACACAAAAAAGGTGTGTCTTTGCCAGACGAATTTGGTGTGTACGTAGCCAATAAAACAAAACTCGTACAGAAACGAAAAATATAATAGATAATAAGGAGAAACGAATGACGCAAAATGCACAATCGAAACCTCAGCAACAACAAGTTGTTGAGAAAAAACAAAACGCTGTTGTTGATGCAGGCTTATTTGAAGCAGACGCTTCATTGGGTCTACAAGACTTGCAACAGGACGACCTTGCTACACCAAGAATTAAGATTCTTATGAATGGTTCCGATGAATTGGAGGCAGATGAAAAGCTAAAAATGGGACAGATTTATAACAATGTTACTGGTGAAGCAGTTGATGGTAAGGAAGGAATCATAGTTGTTCCATGTGCTTATCAAAGAAAGTATGCAGAGTGGTTACCAACAAGAGGTAAAGGCAACCCACCTGTTAATACTTACAATGCAGATAGTGATATTCTCACTAAAACAATCAGAAATAAGGATGACAATAAAGATTACTTAGAAAATGGTAACTATATTGAAACAAATGCAAATCACTTTGTAATTGTTTATGATCAAAAGACAGGCGTTGGCAGTCCTGCTTTGATTACAATGAAATCTACTCAACTAAAGAAGAGTAGAAAGTGGAACAGCATGATGTTGAATATTAGAGTTGCAGGATCTAAAGGACCTTTTAATCCTCCTTCTTTCAGCCACATGTACAAACTTACCGTTAAAAAAGAAGACAACGATAAGGGTAAGTGGTTTGGTTGGGACATTGAACTAGTCGGACCTGTTCAAGACAAAAACTTATATGAACAAGCAAAGCTTTTTCATTCGAGTATTAAGTCTGGTGATATTCAAGCAACTCCAGAGCAGGAACAAGATTCCCCTGGAACTACACAAACACCATTCTAGTTTAACTCGGGGGTGGTGCTGGGTTATAGGCCACCCCCAGTTTATAAAGGTAGGAAATGCTAGAATACGATATAGGTACATTTAAAAATATTTTTCGTGGCTTAGATAGAGCCTATGGACAATATCGTGTTGGTGAACAAAAAGAAAATGGTAAGCAAGGTGGTAAAGCTTACATAACAAAAGGTCAGATTACTGATCAAATGTGGCAGGATCATCTTGATGGTAAAGATCCTAGCCTTGGCATCATACCAATCATGGATGACTCTAAATGTTATTGGGGTTGTATTGATGTCGACATGTATCCTCTCAATCTAAAAGAATTAGTACAAAAAATTAACAAAAAGAATTTGCCTTTGATTGTTTGTAGATCAAAATCAGGAGGCGCTCACATATTTATATTTACAAAAGAACCAGTTACAGCATTATTAATTCGTGATAAACTAGCAGATTTTGCAGCTTTTTTAGGTTTTGCTAATTGTGAAATATTTCCAAAACAAATAGAAATTCGTGCTGATAGAGGTGACACAGGTAATTTTTTGAACTTGCCTTATTTTGGTGCACATAAAGAAACAAATAATAGATATGCTATTGATAGAAATGGCAAACCCTATAGTTTAACAGAATTTTTTACTCTTCACAATAAACTTGCTTTAACAGAAGCAGAACTTAAAGAGTTATCAACAACAAAAAAGAAAAATAGTTTGTTTGACGGTCCCCCCTGTCTAGAACATTTAATGAATGAGAAAATACCAGAGGGGGGAAGAGATAATACTTTATATCAATACGCAGTCTACGCCAAAAAGAAATGGCCAGATCAATGGCAAGATAAGATAGATGAGTTTAATCATGAATACATGGATCCAATATTACCATCTAAACAAGTTCTCAAGACTGTCAATCAACACGAAAAGAAAGAGTATCAATACAAGTGTAAAGATCAGCCTATGTGTTCTGTTTGTAACTCGCAGCTATGTAGGACTCGTAAGTTTGGTATTGGTAACGATTACGATCATGATGTAACAGATCTTACAAAGTATGAATCTGATGAGTCTGTGTGGTTCTTAAATGTAGACGGTAGGAGATTATGTATTAGCACTGACGAGTTCTTTGATCAGTCTAAGTTTAGAAAAGCATGTATGAATGCACTTAATATTTTACCAAACAAGATGTCAGCAAAGGACTGGGATGCACGAATACAAGCATTATTAGCGTTGGTAGAAGTTATTGAAATGCCTGAAGAGGTAACAAAGGTAGGTAGATTCGATAATTATCTTGAGTCTTTCTTATCGGATCAAGGTGAAGCAATGACTATTGATGAAATATTAATTGATAAAGCCTGGTCACCTGAAGAAGAAGAGGTAACCTATTTTAAATTATCGTCATTAGAAAATTATTTAACAAAGAAAAGATTTACCAACTTTAGTTCGACACAGATGTGTGCAAGGATAAGAGAACTAAACGGTGACTCAACCAAAAAGAAAATAAGAGGTAAGGTTTATCACTTATGGTATGTGCCTAGATTAACAAGTGCTGATCAATCTGATCTACCTTTACCTGACCTACAACCGAAGGTGCCATTTTAATGAAAACAAAAATAATTTTAGGACCACCAGGCACAGGTAAAACAGAATATTTATTACGGAAAGTAGAAGAACAGTTAGAGGCAGGTGTCAAAGCGAATCGTATTGGATACTTTGCGTACACAGTCAAAGCTGCTAACGAAGCACGGACCAGGGCTATGTCAAAGTTTTCTTACCTAGATAAAAAAGATTTTATGTATTTTAGAACTCTACATAGTTTAGCATTTAAACAACTAGGTTTAACAAAAGATGATGTCATGAAAGATAATCATTATAAAGAACTGTCAGGACTACTTGGTATCAAATTATCTAACACTAATCGTAAAATGGATAGTACAGGATTTCAATTACAAGATGATGTGTTTGCAAAAGTTATTGACATGGCAAGAGTGAGAAATATTAGTTTGAAAGAACAGTTTCATGAGATGCCACCCATGGAAGGTGGTTGGTTAAAGATAAAGTACATTGCTGATGGTATTAAAGAGTATAAGAAAACTCGTAAGTTGTATGATTTTACAGACATGATTATTGAATTTAGTAATTCAACAGAAGATGAGATAGTTCCTAAATTAGATGTTTTAATAATTGATGAAGCACAAGATTTACTACCAATTCAATGGAAGATGGTCAAAAAAATTATGGATAAGGCTGGTGAAATATACATAGCAGGTGATGATGATCAATCTATATTTAAGTGGGCTGGAGCTAATCCTAATGATTTGATTAGTTTACCAGGTGAAAGATTTATATTAGATAAATCACACCGAGTTCCTGCAGCTGTACATAAAATAGCTACCAAAATAATTAATAAGGTAGAGAACAGAATACCAAAGGTATGGGTACCAAAGACCAGGCCAACTCGATATGGTCTAATACCTGACGCTGAAGGGATTAATCATGGCACAGTAAAACATCATGTAACACGAATGTCTGTCTATCAACAAATGCAAAGAGATAAAGGGCAGTGGTTAGTCATGACTAGAGATAACTATACTTTAGAACAAGTAGCAGATGAGATGAAGACTAAAGGGTTTTACTTTTCCATGTATGGTCAGCCCTCCGTAAGTAAGAAAAGACTCAAGGCTATTATGACATGGACTAATTTAGCAAAAAATAAAAAGGCTGTTCCGTTGGATGATGTTAGAACGATGTATCATTACATGACAGTAAGAAAAGGTGTGGCTTATGGACATAAAGGTTTAATTCATGCTGACCCTGAAAAGTTATATACCTATGAAGATTTGACTGTGTATCATGGTTTATTGATACCGAGTCATAGAATATGGCACCACGCTCTCGATCGTATGCCAGCACATGAAGTTACTTACATTGTTTCTCTATTAAGAAGAAAAGAAAAACTTAACGAAGATCCTCGTATTAATTTATCTACCATTCATGGTGCAAAAGGTGGTGAAGCCGACAATGTCGCTTTATTAGCAGATCTACCTAGAAAAGCAGATGAAGCTTATGGTCAAGATCCTGATAACGAGAGAAGAGTTTTTTATGTAGGTATGACAAGAACAAAGAAGAACTTACATTTAGTAAGATCCGATACGGATAGGGAGTTTAGAGAGATGTTTTATGAATAGATCGAAAAGTGCAAAAGGTGTTATGGGTGAAATAGCCGTAGCCTCTAAGTATATCAGAAAAGGATATTGGGTTGCAATGTCTATGTGTCCACAGTGTCCTTTTGATTTAGTAGTTGTGGATAATAAAGGAAACTGTAAACTTATAGATGCAAAAACTGTTTCAATTCGCAAGACAGGTAGGCAAAAAGGTTTAAAGATTAATAGAATGTTAAACGAAAAACAGAAAGAAATGGATATAGAAATAGAATATGTCGACCCAGAGACCCTTATTTGAACCACCGAAAGAGTGGAATGCTCCACAAGGATTACCTGATTTATCACAAGCCAAGGAAATAGCGATCGATTTAGAAACTTACGATCCTGGAATCAAGGACACCGGACCAGGTTGGGCAACAGGCAAAGGTCATGTTGTTGGTATTGCAATCGCTGTTGACGGATTTAAAGGTTACTATCCTCTAAGACATGAGGGTGGTGGTAACTTTGATGAAGATGCTGTGCGTAATCATTTAAAAAAATATTTTGAAAATGATGTCGATAAGATATTTCACAATGCTAGTTATGATTTAGGTTGGCTGAAGCGATGGGGTATCAATGTCAAAGGTAGGATTATTGATACGATGATAGCTGCAGCATTGATTGATGAGAACAGAATGCCTGGCCAGTATAATCTAAATGCAGTTGCTAGAGATTACATACAAGAAAAGAAAGACGAGAGTTTATTATACGAAGCTGCACAAGCCTGGCAGATTGATGCCAAGGCAGAGATGTACAAATTACCATATCAGTATGTTGGACCTTACGCAGAACAGGATGCAGATCTTACACTTAGATTATGGCAAACACTCAAAGTAGAAATGAACAGGCAAGAGTTGCACAGTATATTTTATTTAGAATCAGAATTATTACCTGTTTTAGTTGAGATGAAATGGAAAGGCGTCCGAATAAATTTAGATAAAGCAGAAAGTCTTAAGAAACAAATTATTACACAAGAAAAAAAGTTATTAAATGAAATAAAAAAAGATGTAGGCTTTGAAGTCGAGGTGTTTGCACCTAGCTCCGTGGCCAAAGCATTTGATAAAAAAGGTATTGCTTACAACAAAACACCTACAGGATTACCTAGTTTTGATAAAAATTTTCTAGCAACACTACAAGATCCGTTGTCAAAAAAGATAGTAGAATCAAGGGAATTGTTCAAAGCCAGGTCTACTTTTATTGACTCGTTACTCAAACACGAACACAATGGTCGCATACATGGTGAGATTAATCAGTTGAAATCTGATCAAGGTGGCACGATTACAGGTAGATTGAGTATGTCCAATCCAAACTTACAACAAATACCAGCACGAAACGAAAAGATCGGACCGATGATTAGATCTTTATTTATACCAGAAGAGGGATCGAAGTGGGGTAGCTTTGATTATTCACAACAAGAACCTAGATTGGTCGTGCACTTCGCAGCTTTAACTCATGGTGGACTCGAAGGTGCAGACGAGTTTGTTAATTCTTATCGTGATAATAATGATACAGACTTTCACCAGATAGCTGCAGAGATGGCAGGAATCGAGCGTAAAGTTGCTAAGACCATGAACCTTGGACTGTTCTATGGTATGGGTCAAAAGAAGTTAGGAAGTGAATTAGGTTTAGGTGAAGATGACACCAAAGAATTATTTGAAAAGTATCACAGTCGTGTGCCTTTTGTAAAACAACTCATGGGTCTTGCTAGTAAGTCAGCAAATGATAATGGCCAGGTCAGAACTATTTTAGGTCGTATCTGTCATTTTGATTTGTGGGAACCTACTAAGTGGGGTGTACATAAAGCTTTACCAAGAGATGAAGCAATGCGTAAGTACGGATCTAATCTTAAAAGAGCATTCATATACAAAGCATTAAACAAACTTATCCAGGGTAGTGCAGCTGATCAAACAAAGAAAGCAATGATAGAAGTATACAAAGCAGGTATCACACCACATATTCAAGTGCACGATGAATTAAATTGTTCTTGTAAAGATGAAAAAGAGATTAAAATGATCAAAGAGATTATGGAGAACTGTATTGAATTAGAAGTGCCAAGCAAAGTAGATCCAAAGGTAGGAGCATCATGGGGAACGATAAAAAATTAAAAATTTTAGATGCTGAGTGCTATAGTTGTAAAGAAATTATAGTGCCTGTAGATGAAAAAAAAGAAGAAGAGGGTAAACAAGTATACTCTTGTCCTAATTGTGGCACCGAATTTTACATTGAAAAAACCATTGTTTTTGAACCAGAAGAGGACGAAATTGTTACTTATCATTGACACATCCCATATAGTTAGGTAAAATATGGGGATATATTGGTTAAATATATTTATAGTGCTAGTGTTTCTAGCAATATTCTGGAAACAGATACTTATCGCTATAGCTGTATTTACCGTACTATTTTAGGAGAAAGATAAATGAACTCGAGTAAATATAAATCAGTCGCTGTTTCAATAAACATTTGGCGATTGTTGAAAAAATTAGGAGCCAATGATTTTCGATCAGTCGGTAAAGTTATTGAATGGCTTTGTATGCAGGAGTGCGAAAGACGAAACATTGACACATGAGTTATGTCCACAATGCTATTGTCCTGAACATACAGGGATGACGTGTTTGTGGTGTGACTGTGTATATATTAAGGAGAAAAAAGAAATGACCAACAAAGAAGCAATCGACATTTTATTAAAATATGTCACGCAAGATCATGCAGACCATACTCTACAAGAGGCTGTACAGGTCTTAAAACAGCAAAATAATGAACAAACTTTTGATAATATTGTTCCAATAAGTAATTTTCCAAAAAGGTTTGAAGTGGGAGTCCGTAAGACGGAAACCATTTTATATGAAGTTTTGCATAATACGCAAGAGGAGGCCATTGCTGAAGTGCAAAAGAAAGTAAATGAGAGGGACTGGGATACTTTACTAGCATTTCCTCCTGGGTCTCCAGAGTACTCTCCCATCCCTCCGTTTACGAAATACAAGATTAAGGACGTTACTGTTAAAGAACAAGTCCTTAGACCCAATCCCCACAGCGAAGGGGGTTCATCTGACACCTAGAATGAAACATAGAAACACCGATACATTTTATCTTCGCAATCCTTTCTTGTGTGGTGTTTCTAATCCTTACCTGATGAAGATAGGAAGTGGTGTGACAGCTCGGAGAGACGGGCACACATGAAAGTTTTTCCGTTAGATAAATATATTAGTCGAATACGATCGATGATTGAGCGCAAAGAAAAAGCAGTTCGTAATTCCTCTTCTGGTAATTTTAAGGACTCTACGCAGCTTGATATTTATCGTGCAAAATTAAATCAGTATCTGACGATGAAGAAAAACGGTGAAAAATATTATATAAAGTTTTAAGGAGAAAGCATGGAAAAACAGATTAGTTATGACTTATTCACGCCTTTCGGACCACGGATCATGTGTAGTTCGATCCCGCAGAATATAGTCGATTTAGTAAATGAAAAGGCAGATTCTATCTTAGGAGATGATAAGAAGTCAAATGATTTAGATTATAGTGCCAATTTAGCAGGAAACGTAAAGAAAGAAGTCGCTTTGTCTTTGGGTGAAGTGAAGTCGTTAGAAACCGTTGTTAATAAATTGGTGACGGAGTATATCATGAAGACGGTTTCAGATCAATTTAAACCTGAAAATACGAACATGACTTATACATCTTGGGTTGTCAGTCAGTATGCAGGTGATTTTAATCCGATGCATATTCATGA